GATTTCCTAAATCCTTCACGAACCATGTGATACCCAAAGAGGAATCTTTCCTCTTGGTCAGTTAATTCTCTGACCTCAAACATATCATTATTTAATATGTTAATATCTGGATATCTAACACTAGGTCTTAGTAGATCGCCACGCCATGTGTGTGCGCGCTCTAAGAAGGCCAAATGTGCCAGGTAACACCCCACCGCTAAGGATGGAGGAATTCTCTCTTTAAAGAATTCAACGGACGAACTACCTACGTAGAGTCCTCTCCCGCATAAAGTTGCGGGGATTATATCGGATGGATTTTGTCTTGACAGAATTGTCCGTTGCAACCATGGGGCTACAACATCAAATAGTAACATACTATCTCTGTCGTTAAACCTTTGCATGTTTGCAAGCATTTCTACTTTCCCAGTAGAAGACGAAGAATGAGCTGCACGCTCTTTCATGACGCAATTCAACAAACGAGTTGGACAGCAGTCTACATACGGCAATGTTTTGCCGCTTAGTATCATCTTATCGACGATATCCACAGTTGATCTTGAGTAATCAACTTCACCCCACCTATTTACGGTGAGGTCACTCCTTTGGAGCTGACATAATTCTGCTGGAATGTAATCCAAAATCTTTTCACAAAAGAAAGAAGGACTATTCAGCGAAACCCACGTGTCTTCTGGACTTAACAGTAGGCCGAACCTCTTCAGGTTCTCTAAATGCAATTCGCATTTGGCTTTGGTACTGTATTTAACAATACCATCATCCCCAACATAGGATGATTGCACCAGACCTTTATGGTCTGTTGCCATTTCTGTCAATAACTGACAGAATGTCAATATAGCTTTAGTAAGCTGTTCCCCCATGGGCCACCCTCGGAGAGATTCGAAGGTAGGACCATATTGGGATTTGACAACTCGACCTGAAAAGGCGAGATCGCATAACTTTTTCATATATGCAGGAGGTAACATAAGTTCCTCCGTGAGAGCTTCTAAGATAGCTCTACCTACGGACCAAGGTCCATAGTCGGTTGCTGTACTTAAATCGTACACGGCCGTCCAGTCTTTATCAACTGGAACCATACTTCTAAAGAAGTTATAGGCATGATTCGATGCCTTCATCCCAGACATAGTCTGTGGATATTGTTTGAGTATCTCATTTAGCACGTGGCTAATAGGGTATTCAGCAAGTGCTAAATCAGCACTTCCCGAGG